TTTCTTCGCGGGCGGTGTTGTGGTCGTGGCGAGCGCGGTGGACATGTCTAGACCGTACTACACGACCTGTCAGGGTAACCAGCCTTCGACCAGCGCGGGCTTTTTGGTGGGCCTCGAGTGGGCCGCTAACGGAGGTTCATGAAGGCCAGCCAGAAGACCAAGACCAGGCCAACTGGCTTTAGACCGCGTTTGACTCCGACGTAGACGGTGCACCAATCGACGGTCATCTCAACCCTCCATGCCGCCTTGTCGTGCCACGTCCCTGATGATGTTGCCGAGCTCGGCATAGCGAGTCGCCAGTTCCAGGAGCTCGATCTTTCGCATCCACTGAAGTTGTCGGTGGTAGACGAGGACGGTCGCTCCCGCGCCTTTGGGCTTCTTACCACGTGAGGTGGGGAAGAACGAAAATAACGGCTTCAGGCGCAGGTAACCCTCGACCTCCATGGGCTTCAGTGGTTTGCCCGTCTCGGGATGAACGTGTTGTGCACCGTAGCGTCGAGAACCTTCCGGAATGGGTGAATCGAAATTCACCGCAATCTGAAAGATGACGCCTCCTGTTGATTCCTCGTCAGAATCAAAGGTGACAAGGTCACCGACGGAAAAACCGCGATCCGCTAGCTTGATCACCCTTCGCCATCCTCTCGATTGTCGCTTTGATGATCAGGTCGTCCTGCGTCAACTTTGGTCCGAACACTCGATTTTCGCTTGATGACAATTTCTTGCCAAACCGCGAGCGACACCAGGAGGACAAAGATGATAATTGTGATCGGATGCGTGTTCTCCACAGTCGGACCGCCTTCCACCGAAGTCTATCCCATAGAGGTCCCTCGCTACACTTTTTGTCGATATCATCACCGTAGGTGTAGTCCATGTAGAAGATCAGTCCGGTCGGTGCCGTCATTGGTTGAATGCCAACAAGTTCATTACGAATGAGCGCAGGTTGGACTCGTCTGATGATGGGAAATGCGATGTTGGAAAAGCCCGTGATCCCGGGAGGATCTGACCACAGGACCGTCAACTGGTCGTCAGTGACGGCGATGACTAATCCCTTGCCACCTGCAGTCTTATGGGTGACCCACTTGCCGGGAACGATGTCATGCCAAGAGTCGATGACAATGACGCCATCTTCGTCAATGACGTTGAAAGGCCATGGCAATATCTCGTCATTGACGTGGTCAAAGTCTCGATCGTAAGTTTTGAGACTCACTTAACGTCCTCAATCTTGATCGTTCCGTAGTAATCATGACGAACTAAAGAGGTACCATACCTTGTCATGACACTTTTTCGAGGCTTGAAGTCATCCGGATCAATGATGGTCATGGGTCCGGGCGGGATCGACCACAACACGACCAAGCTGTCGTCCGTGTTGGCGATGAGCATGCCCTTGCTTCCGGTCCTGTCCGAGTGTCGGACCCAATCGCCGGGCTTCAAATGGATGCCTTCTCTTTGAGACTCATAGGCAATGATCGCCATCTCGTGCGGGTGTTCATACGTCCTGATCATGACTCAATAAAGCCTGTAAATCACGTAGAATTTGAGTATCTTCTTCGTCACGTATCTGTTGGGATTGGGCGGTGTTTGAGTACCCGCTAGGACTGTGTGGAGCGATCGACCAAAGAGTCAACAATTCCTCGTCATGATTAACAGAAATGATCAATCCTAAGCTCCTCCTATCGTGCCAGGCCCGACAGAAATCCCCAGGTTGCCATGGTTGCTCATTTTCATCAATGATCCTTGATAACGCAAAGATTTTGGGATTGATGACTTCAAGCTTCATGTGCTTCCCATTCTTCTAACGTCCACAGATCTCGGAATACTTCCCAACCGAGACGCTCGATTCGATCGTTGGCACAGATCAGCGCTTCCCAGCTCGCGGCGCGCCGGACGTATCCGGTGCGAGGATTGATGTCGGCGGCGACCGGCGACCAGCCGATGACCAACGTCAGCTTGCCTTGCCCGTTTACGGCAAAGGTGCCTGGTGCGAAGCGGCGCTGGACTTGACGACGAGATTGACTTGCTGCATTCTTGTTGACGTACATGCCTAAGGCGGGTGCATGGCGTCATACTACACCACGTCCTTTAGCAGTTCAGCCCGTTGAAACCAATCGTGTTGAAACCAGACCAGCGAGTCTTTGAACAGCACCACGTGCCATCTCTTCATAGAAGGAGTTCGCGTCCAGACTCCCAGATCGTTCATGTTGAAGACTGGCAGTTCATATGGGCCCTGATCGTCAACAAAGACAATGGTGAAAACATCATCTCGTGAGATCATTTTGTATCCGCCGCTAAAGGCCACGTGGCGACCTTGACTGGTCACTCGTTGAAGAGGCCAGATTCCTCCCCCGACCCTAAATTGCCAGCTCCAAAGCTGGCCTGGTTTTAGGTTATCGAGAACGAAAGGTTCGTCTGGTGATTCTATCATCGGGTCCGGGTTCTTCGTTGGTCTTGCGTTTGACGGTGACACGACCATCGTCATGTAGTCGAATATCAGCCCCTGCTTCATGAAGACGCCGTACCTCTTCGTAACTGAGTTCTTCGTACTCTTCTTCTACCTCGTAGCGCTCACTAGATCGGCTGACTACGTTTCCAGATGACAACCCATAGATTTGAGGGGGTTCTTGGACAGTCCAGGTCGCACGTAGCTTGCGAGAGTGAGAGAAGATATTGTCGTCCTTGACCGGGATCTGGGGTTCTTTTGACCACAAAACCTCGCACTGCATCGGCCCACCGACCGGTCCCCAACGACGTGATAGGACCATTCCATACGACTTGGAATCGTTCTTGTGCTGGACGGGCTTGCCCGGGATGACGATTCCACAGTTTGTCTTCGGCTCCTTCTCAAGGCCAACCAGATCGAGCAAATCATGCGTCTGTAGTTGTGGCATCGTCCGCTCCTCTCTTTTTAGCCTCCTCAGCAATGAAGAGACCGAACTTTGCGTACTCAGTCGCCAGATCGACTAATGACATGTACGTACATCGAGATGGGTCGACACCCTTCATGCGCCTGCGCTTCTTGACGCTGAAAAAGACTGCAGTTACCGGCAACAGGTCAAACAACCCAGGCTTGAAAAATCCTCTGTCATCGATGTGAATCTTTTCGACTCTATACAGAACGCCCCAACCTGCATTTTCAGTTGAGACGTAGGTGCAGAGGTCGCCCACTTGCCAAACGTGACCGTCCATGAGGCTGATTGTCTACCCGACAACCAACAACGTATCACGGGAGGTCTAGACGTCGAGCATCTTCCATTTCCTCAAGTGCTATCCAACCTAACGTACCGTGAGGGGTCAATACCAACAACCAATCGAGCCATTCATTCATACCCAAGACTAATGCGTTGATCTTGGGTTTCGAACGACTGGTTATGGCGATAGTGTGAATTTCACCTGGACGACGACGAATTGACAATCCTCGAGGCAGTTCGACATTATCGCCGGGTAGAGGTTGTCTGGACTCGACGTACAGTCTTTTACGTTTAGTCTTTGTCATTTTTGACAGTGTTCACAACGATGATTAGACCATGTCGCGACAGACAGACGAAGGTGACGTACCCGCTCTCCGGAGGCTCTTCACCTGGAATTCCGAAGTGTTTCGATAAGACCAACACAGGAGCGTACTTCAGGTGCAAAGTGTGCGTCAAGTCAGTTCGACCGATGAAGTCACGTTGTCTGTAGGCATGGGTGCCCTTTGATTGGACGACATCGCCGGGCATGACATCAGTCCAGTGCCAGGCCTCCTTGTCGAAGGGTTCGTTTTCTTCTTGACCGAAACGATGCCACTTCATAGACTTCACAATTCTAAACGGCAAAGGCCGCAGGGTACATTGTCCCTGCGGCCGCCGACTTTTCAGTGCTTCAGCGGTGGGTCAGACCGCCGCGGCGCGAGAGCGAGGAGCCGCTCCATTCGGCTTGTTTTCGGCGAGGACGGTGCCGAGCTGCTGCGAGAGGACAGTCCCCTTGAGGAGCTCCTGCAGGATCTCGACGACGCTCTTCTTGCCGCCGCTGAGGATGCCGAGAGGAGCCATCGCTTCCGCGACCTTCTCCACCATGGCACGCTCTCCGAATGCGCTGAGTGCAGCGACGAGGTCGGGGCTGATGGCCTTCGACTTGTCGACGACTGCCTGGACTTGCGCCTGGATTTCGACGAGCTTGAGAGCCTGCGCCTTCTGGTCGAGTTCCAGCTGGGCCTCGCGGTCAGCCACACCTCGAGCTCGAGCCACCGTCGCGATCTCATCTCGGGCCTTCTCGGTCTCGAGTTCCTTCGCAATCTGCTCGCTCTGCGTCTTGGCGTTGGCTTCGATGACAGTCAGGTCGAGCTCCAGCTTGCGCTTGGCGTTGGCGATCGCCAGCTCCGTCTGCGCCTGCTGGGTCTCAGCCCGAGCGAGCTCGGTCTGGCGCTTGAGATCTTCAGCCTCCTTGACAAACTCGAGCTTGCGGCGTTCGGCTGCAAGGACGAGGGTGTTCTGGATGACCTCGCGCTGGGCGTTGACCAGCATCTTCTCCACTTCCGGGTTGTTCATTGCGACGCCGAGGACCTCGACATCGTAGATGCGCATGCCGTTCTCGGGGAAGGACGCCCCCGGACGCTGCTCGCCCTTGCCAGGCGACTTGCCAAGGATGACGTCGCGGAGAATCTCGGTGTGGTTGCCGTAGAACTCCTCGATGCCGAGCTTCTGCACCGCATTGCGGACCTTGGACCGCATGTGGTCGCACAAGAACTTGACGTAGTTGTCGACGTTGAACCAGTTGTTCGGGTCGCCTTCGAAGTTGACCCTGTAGCTCACCTTGACGTTGAGCCGGCAGAAATCCTTGGTCTCGACCTCGACCAGGTCGCTGACCATGTTCGCCGTGGTCTGCAGATACACCGTCTGATACGGGTGATCCATCGTCTTCGGCTTGCCCGTCGACAGGGTGATGATCTGCGGCACCTCATCATACTCGAGGGTGAAGGTGCCAGGTCCCTGCAGGACCCGACGCTCATTGCCACGAACCAGCAACATGGCGAAGTTGGTGTATGGCTTGACCGTGACCGCTCCGTCGTACTTGGTGTTGAGGATGACGCTGCGGGGAGCCGTGAACTTCGACTTGCGATCGAAGGCGTCTCCGGGCAGGGCCTTGCTCGATCCCTTGATCATGTAGCCGCGGCCACGAGTGGCCTCGGGAGTGGCGACTGCGGCGACAGCGCCGTAGTTCTCGTCCTCGGTCTGGCTGCGGACGTAGCTGGAATTGAGGAAGGCCGCGTTGGCGCCGCCCGCACCCATGTAGTCCTGATCCTCGATGCCGAGGCGTGCAGCATTGATCTCGAGAGCCTCGTTGTTGCCCGGATAGATGAGCTCGCAGAGCTTGATCGGAAGGGCACGCTGGGTGATGACCTGGGTACGCGGGTCCGGAAGGAAGATCTTTGGTCCATTGACCAGCGTCACGTCGCCGGTGAGGCGATTGAGGACGTAGCGAGACTCACCCGCCGGCACTGCGATGCCATAGTGTACGTCCTGCTCACCGTACTTGATGACGGCGTGTTCCTCACGGGGGAAGTACACGGGCTGCTCGGCACCAGTGATGAAGAGCTCCTGGCCTTCTGTTCGCTTGGTACCGTCCTCTTCGGTGTAGTCAGCGATGACACGGACGTGGATGCCGCTCGTCGGAGTCAGCTCCTGAGCGCGGAACTTCTTGGCGCGTGCCTTGTCCGGGTTCGACTTGATCGCCGCGTCAACGAACTTCTCAGTCGGACGGGGGAAGACGACGGCCGGGCCACGAACATAGCGCTTGTTGCCGTTCTGGTCGAGGAGGAGGCAGTACTCAAGGCGTTCGAGGGTGACAGCCTCACGAACGTACCGGTCCTCTCCGTTGACATGCTCCGGGACGACCTCGATGCCGGTCGGCGGGATGTAGAAGGAGACCTCGGTGCCGCGGATGACGAAGAGCTTGCCCATCGTCAAAGAGTTGGCATCCGGAATGTCGGAGCTCGCCTTGGGCTGCTCGGCCGCCTTCTTTGCCTTCGGCGCGGCGTTGTCGGTCGACGGATCCGTGACGTCAGCCTGCTGCGTCTTGATGACCGCCTTCGACCAGTTGGCCTTCGCGGCCTCCTCGTCATAGACTCGTGCGAGAACGAACTCGTTGCTGCGGAGGTTGTGACCCTGCAGGACTCGGGCGTTCTGTCCAGGCCAGAGCGCGAACTGGGCCGGCCCGGAGATGTTGATCTTCTTGCCGGTGCGAAGTGCCGGCGAGGTCAGCTTGCCGGTGCCCGCCGGGTGCTTGTCTCCCTCGGCCGGATTCTCGAGGACGATGTATGCGCCTTCCGCCGCAGTCAGGAACGCCTGCGTTGCCTTGTCGAGAGTGGTGCCTTCGAAGCGGTTGGACTTCGGGTTGAAGATGGAGGGGCGATCGGAGCCAGCGAGGCTCGCCTTGTTCGGTCCGACGTAGACGCTGACTTCGCCCTTCGTCTCATCAGTGATCAGTGCATACTCGTTGGGCTGCAGGATCATGTCCTGGTTGCGCCGCGTCCTGAGCTCGTCGTTTTCAGTTGCCATCTTTGATGTTCTCCGCTTTCCTTATGTGTTGAATCGCCGGGCCTTACCGGCATCCAGAGTGTGGTGGCAATATACCCTCAGCACTCTTCGTCTACATTCCTAAGTCCAAGTCCTCGTAAGTCGTTTCTTTTCCTGATTGTGCTCATAGCCGACGAGATTGAAGCGCCTGTAACCGACACCGAGGGGTGTCAAGAGGTAGACCTTAATCGTCGTCAACCCGCTCGCGGTGGTGCTCGCGACGCGCCCGACACATAAACTATACATCATTTCATCGCCCACGTTAAAGTCTTTGTCCGCACAGATTGACTCGAGGCGGGTCCACGGGCTGAGAACGACGGTCTCACCAGGCTTTGCCTCGCGCCAGTCGATCAGATCTTGATTCAACCGAAGACCTCACAGTCGTCCTTCCACTTCAACGTTCCTTGTTCATCGCTTTGGACCACGTAACGTCGATCTTCGTTGGTGAAAATGAAGACGCCGGGGTGGTAATGCCTGTACTCACGATTGACGAGGAGACGCTTTTCGACGAATGGCTTCAAACGTGCATCTACTGCCATTTCTAAAGCTGCTCGATAAATGCCTGCGCGGCGACGATAGGCATCCTCTCGTTCCTTGAGCTTAAGCGCTGCAATCGTGTCGGCACCCTTCACGACATAAGCGTGGAAGCTAGGGTTCGGGATCGCATCTTCTAATAAATGCGCCGTCGACCGATGCGACAGTCCCCTCCCGTCATACACCAGGACATCGGTCCCACAGGGACGGGGTATCCATACCTCCTTCACGCCAAGTTTCTTGGCGTGGTCGTGGAGGGCACTAAGGGCCGACCAGAAAGACCTCGAGGTCGCACGACACGCTGCATTGATGGCATGGTAGCGTGATTCAAGATGTCGCCAGTCGAGAAGGGCATCGTACTTGACGCCCACCCTAAAGGTGAAGGGCCCATACAAACGAATCGTTTGTACCCGAGCACGATGAACGGCAACCTTACTGTGATGCTTACGGTTCCACTCCTTGAAGTGGTTAATTTCTCTCAAGATGTGGACTGGCGGGAGCTCGTCCAGGTTGAACGGAACCATTCTACCTTACTATGTCACACCATGGCTGGTTTACATCATACGTAATCGCTAAGAAATTAGTAATGAATCACTCAATCACCGGCGTCTGGGTGCCGGCGGTCCAGAAAAACGAGTGAAACCTACGTTGTTCATTGTCATTCCAGAACATGACGTCAATCTGGTGGACTGACGGGTAGCCGAATCCCTCGACCACGCTTGGGTCGGCAATCACGTTGGCAACGACCATTGCCTGCCAACATCCCGTCGGCCCGTCTTGGAGATGTTGGAATTTGCCCTGTTGACCGCGGGCCTCCTTGGTCCAGGCCCACAACATCATCCCCGGCTGAAGATTTTCAGCGTTGACGCTTCGTGTCTTCATTGGCTAGAGTGAAGCGGTAAGAGCAACGCGTCCAACCTCGACCGTCACGCTTCCCATTGTCGAGGAAGTAATACGTCTTGCCGTCGTCATGGCACCAGAGCGCGATAACCTTACATCGATCGCCGATGCTGGCGGCGCCGATGAGTTTTGCTCTCAACCGCTGTTGAAGACGAGGATTTGACTCCGGCTCGTGTTCAGCCTTAGGCAGATCTAGATCCTCGAGGACCGGAAACCCGGGTTCCGAATATAGGCCCGTGCGATAATTCACCTTAACGCCTGTGTTTGGTGGCCACCGCGTCTCACGAATGATAATAGTGTCTCCTGTTGTGAACACGGGACGTGGTGTAACGTCTTCGGTTCCTTCAATTGGGACAGGTGCGTTAGGCGAAACGTATCGCTTGGGCTCGAGGTGTTGGTCGAGCGCGTTGATGATTGAATCGAATCCGTTCATTCTCCTACCAAGTCGCAGTGGTGTATTGGACACCGGGGATGGGCAGTTTGGCTACCTTTGAGGTGCACCATGTAGTAGCAGTCACGGGGACACCAATAGCACTTTGGACGATCGTCTTCTTTGCTGATGAGCCGCGTCCAGGCGAAAGCAGCAACGGTTGAAACGACCAAGATCAAGATTGTACAGATGACGATGCAGAACATTAGATTCTCCTCAGATACCCGTCACGCACCCATCCGGCGAGACACGGCATTGACCAGAGTACGTAGGTCCAAGCAGTGAGATGGGTGGCAACGATGAGACCCATTGCACCAGGCATGACGACGCCTGCCCTCGGTGCTGAGTGGTCCATTGCTGAATCGATAATCGTCCGAAAGACATCGATCGGAGCTCCTCCCCGAACGAGAACGATGTCACCCGGTCGACCCCTCCGGTCGTTCACCTTCGCCATCTGATTTCTCTTCTTTGACGGGTTGGACGGGCAGGTTCAAGTCTAATGCAATGAGGATCACCTGATCACGAATGATGTTGAGCCGGCTCTTGACCCGAAGTGATCCAACGCTCTGGTCGATCGAGTCGAGGACCTCAAACACTGCGTTTAACTTCAATCCTAACTCCTTGCGTGTCATCACTTCCCCTTGGGTGCTTGCATCTGCGAGGTCGGCCGTTCGGCACACTCGCCGCTGGTGATGCGGAACGGTGACACCACAACTCTAGGCTCGACATAGACGGGCTTGACGTCGGTGCCATTTGGATCCTTCAACATCACCCACGTTCCTTCGGCCGCTGTGGGCATGAACAACCCGTTGGGTTCGGCCTGAGGCGATGTGAAGTAACCATGATTTTCCAGCCACTCTCGCTTAGTCGGCGAGGTGTACTGCGTGGCATATGGAAGACCATAACCGATCGACGGTCCCAAGTACATCAGACAACCCGTCTGCTCATTGACGATGTAGGTGTGGGTCGGGAAAGGCTTGTCGCGGAGCTCGTAGAGGTCCTTCATCATCCGTTTTTCGGAAAAGTTTCCGATGGCAGGCATGCCGATCTGAGAGTGTGCCTGTTCCAACGCTGCAGCCTGCTGTGCTGCTTGCTTCTCGTCAGTTGTCGGCACGTGGTCACAGGCGCTGATCGCCAACATCGCAACACTCATCAACGCGATTGTCTTCATGGTCTTTCCGTTCAAGGATGCGAGGCAAGGAAATTCTTGACGTCTTGGGGAACTGCCTCGGGTGGAGCTCCTGCGACGCGGTGACGAAGCACCGAAAGGATCGTGATGCGCTCATCGTCTGACTTGGCGCGAGAGTAGGCGAGCATCAGTTCGTCAAAATCTCGACGAAGTCCCTCACGATATGCTTGGGAATGTTCGAAGTTACGACGCTGGACTTCTTGGTCCGCTGCACCGAGCGTCGCGTTCTCAGCGATCGAGCATGCGTGAATTCCCCAACCGGCGATGCCGATCAAGAAGATGACGGCGATGGTGATCGTTACAATGAGACCAACACCCGGACTGTCATCATGATTGCTCATCGGTTAGACCTCCGACGTGGTCCACCTTCCGTAGCAAGACGTCGCAGCTCTTCCGCACGCTCGATCTCCGGAGCTGTGTATTGCTGAAATGCGAGCGCGCCCAGTTGGGCGCGGGCATCCGGCGACCCAAGGGCGAGAGCCTTGACTGACATCGTCTCTTTCAATCCAGTGTCTGGAACGAAATGGACGGCACCAAGGACGAGGACCTCGGCGATCCCTAGCTCTTCACGCAATGCCTTGACGCCATGAAGAAATTTGTTGAGCTGTTCGTTGGCTTGAACAGCGGTTGGATACGGCTTGCTCACACGAGCGTAGAGCTCGGGGTTTGGTCCCCCGAACTCTGCGTCGAGTCGAGCCTGCTCCTCGTCGTGTGCCTTCTCTTCGGGCGTCCTATCGTCGACCATGGGCACATCCTATACTGGATGTGCGGAGAAGGTCACTTTGGCAGTTTCACCTGTGCTGCACGCGGTGCCAGCTCGAAAGGTACGGGGCTGCCCAATTGGGCGCGCTGTTCCTCGTTCAGCCGAAGCCACGCGTCCGTCGCGGTCGTACGAAACGCCGGCTTCATGACGAAGAAGGTGTTCCAGAGCTCAGGCTGCAAGGTCAACTTGAGGACCTCAGCATCGCCGCCAGGGGCCATGACGAGATGGTCTCGCATCATTGAGACGACGCACTTGCCGAGCTCGGTATCGATCTTGACGTTGTTCTCGCCATCCTTGATGAGCGGTACCGCGTGTTGTCGGATCGTCTGCTTCAGGTCCTCGAGTTTAGCAGTCAGTGAAGTGATCTGCTCAGAGATGCCGGCGGCTTCGACGATGGTCTCGATGAGCTGAGACATCTTGTCACTGGACTTGGTCGCCTTGGGAGTCGTCTTGGTCTTTTTGGGCATGGTCTAGTCTACCACGGTCGCGCTCGCGGTTGCACTTTTGTCGTCATCGATGAACGTATTCTTCGCTGGTTAGGTGCCAGCGTCGGCAAAACGGACACCTGTAGCACCGACACTCGTGTCTTCGTCGACTTCCGCGGCGCCGTGAGGCACGTTTGCAGCTGACCAAGGCCTTGCGTGCGCCCTCTTCCGAGGCGTAACTGACTTTGTCGCATAAGTCTGACGACATCACAGGCCTCGATTCTTTCGTTGCTCCTGTTCCCAACTCATCCTGTCCTTTCGGACTTGACGAATGCGAAGCAATGCATTGAAAATGTTGCTGACATACTCAGACAACGCGACGAGGGCCAGGACCATCAACACGCCGAAAGGCAAGGCGACAAGATCTTGAATCATGGCGTTGACTCTGGCGTGACGGCCTTCATGGCCCGTACAGTGCCGTGAGTGTGGGCTGAGGCCTCAGCCAGCAAGGCTTCAACGTAACCACGTGGGTAGACGACAGTCGGTTCGTCGCACTCACTTCCAAAGATGAGTTCCTGACCTGAGGGCGTCACCGCCGCCGGCGGGTGCAAGGTAGGAGGATTGGATGAGGGTTCTTCATTATCGACAAGCTCGATAATGTCATCGAGCCACTCCTCATCGACCTCCACCACGTGCTCGACGCGTTGAACCATGATGAATGGATCATCCAACTGAGTGAAGAAGGGAGAGCTCATCTGTCGTTCCTTAGTCCTCGCGTGGCGAGGGGCGTGAGGTTGTTGGTGTTGAAGAGTTTAGATTGTGCCCAATGAACACACTCCGGACAGGCTTTCATCGTAGTCGAATCAGTGTAGTGCTTGATCGCGTGGGCGGCGTCATGAAAGACGTACTCATGACACTCGTCGATGTCGCGGTCACAGTAAGTCGTGTCCGTCGACTTCAGGATGCAAACCGTCGGAACCTTGGGCTTCATTGCGCGCCTCCTAGAGTCAATTTACCACGAGTGCCGTTCAACCTGCACTGCCGCTCAGAGACGTCTTTGCTTCGACTTCCTTCCAGACCTTGCGTTCAGCACTGTCCTTTTCACACCAGCTGCGAGCGGCGCAAGCGTAGCGGTAAATCGCGGCGGAGTCGTAGCCACGCTTGGTGAGTTCGTCGATGCAGTGCCGCGCGCTGACAGGTTTGATGTCAATCATGTTGCACCAAACTTGACGAAGTCAGGGATGACAGGAGGCATGCCTGAAGGCTTGTCACCGAGCTTGAGTCCAAAGATGTCCAGGACCAACTGAACCAATTGCGGGTGGATCGTCTTGATTTTTGTGTCATCACCCTCTGCTTGAGCGAACCGGGCGAGGACGTTCCAACACTCGAATCGTTGCTGGTGTGACAATGCTCCGAACAGGTCACGCATGATCAACCACTCAACATGGTCTGCAATCAGCGCCCGGTCGTAGATGCGTTCTGCGAGGTCTTGTGGGTCCATCATCCATTCTCCTTGGTTGCAGCCACGAGTCGTTCGAGTTCTGAGCGATTGTAGACGCCTGTGATTTCATCTTCCTCAGCGACGAGGATGAGGTGCCGGCCGGAACGCTGGCTTGGCGCATTTTCGAGGTACTGGTACATGGCCTCGCGGCGACCATCGCGCTCGAACTGCCCAAAGGTGAAGGCCAAAGACTCGGTCAGCGGCAACCCGTTGACGTCGACCGCCTTGGGATCAAAGCCGGCGCGGAACAACCAGATGTGTGCCGCGGCCAGGTGGTGTCTCAGTGCCTTCACTTGCGCCGTCCCTTCCGCTCGTCTCTGAGCTTCTTGTATGCCTCACGCTCTGCATTGATCTCTTCCTTCGGACGATTCTTGGAACCCTTGGGCCGGCCGCGACCGCGGCGCTCTTCGCCGGGCGCCGGCGGCGGACGAACGGCCTTGATCTTCTCGGCATTGAAGGGATTGCCCTTGGCCGGAGCGAGGCGGAAATCGTGGTACTCGTCCTTGAATGTGACCCACCTGACCATCGGATTACGTGGGTCGGAGTCCTCGTCGTAGATGCTGACGAGTCCGGTGTCGTCATCGATCGACCGGACCTTGCCGACGATGGTCTGCAGCCAGGGAGCACCCGTCAAGATAGGTGTCCTACAATCAACAACGATCCGGTCGCCGACGTCGAAGAGGACGAGGACGTCGTTGGCCTGCAGGCCGGTGCTCGGGTCGAGGTCGCCCGGGGTAGAAATGACCGCGGGCTTCAGGTGGTCGATGCGGGGACGGCGCGCTTGCCAGCGAGCCCGACGAGCGTCCTCCGACAGGCCGGCTTCCTCGGGGTCCTCCCCTTGCTCGGCCGGGTCGACCTCGGGTGCCTCGGTCTGGCCCACCGTTTCGGTCTCGAGAATCTCTTGTTCCTGAGAGGTAGTGTCCGCCATAAGCTAACTGTAACTTAAACAGATCAATAATTGCACAGCCTCGCTCGACAATGCTTTTATGGCCTCAAAGTCGCAATAGAAAGTGTGCGGTGCAAGTGCGGGCAGACCACGTGATACGATGCGAGCATGTCAAAAAAGAAGCGAGCGTTTCCTCCGGTTGAACCCATCGGTCACATACTCTACGGTGAACAGTACGGAGACCGCACCTCGTATCCCGAGATGCCGGCCAAGTTCGACCGCATGTGCGACTGCATGGGATTCTCAGACGACCGACCTTTCAGCGTCTTTAAGTCCAACACGCACGACTTGTACCCGTACAAGGTCGTCTTCCACTGGACCAACCCGAATCACAAGACCCGCAAGGTCCGGCGAATGGGGGAGGACCGTGAGGAGATCGACTACAACACTTATCACATGATGGACATCATCGAGCAACATGCGACGCTGTCGGCGGCGCAAAAGTCGATGCGAAAGTTTGCCAAGGAGGCCTTCGCCAAGGTCAACGACGCTCCGACGAAGGACGGAGACGCGTGCCACTGCGTCTGGACCGACGATGAGGGAGACGAGCACAAGCTCTTCGTAGGCGACCTGATCGAGTACACCTCGTGTCCAGGCATCGTGTGGCGCATCCTGGGCGAGCGGCGGGCCTCAGACCGGTGGCACCTGCAGGTGGAGCCCGTGCTGTCGTTCCTGGTGAAGACCGGGACCGACAAGCGAAAGGAGCTCGAAAGCCGAGACGTCTACAACTACGTCAGACCGCTGGACCTGGTCGAGCTGGGCGTGGCGTACACCAAGCTGGGACTATTGATGCAGGAGGAGGCGAAACGGCGGTCGGGCTGACGATAGTTACTCGACATGCGAACCACGATGCGCGACCTGAGGATGCTGCTGGAGGCGATGGCACTGAAACCCGAGAGGGACAGATGGCTCGTCACCCCCGACACCATCGCCTCGATGGGATTCGGCTCCCGACGGGCCAAGGGCTCCAGCGACATGGTCGGCTACGAGGTCAAGGGCGTCTGGGCGCCGTTCCAGGCGCTGAAGGACATGGACGCCAAGAACCTGAGCGTGCAGCTCGGCAAGCCGGTGCCCGAAGGGGTGACGGCCAACGACATGCTGGAGGTCCTGAAGTCGATGCAGGCGCGGAAGACAAAATCAGGCGTCGTCCTACAACCTGCCCCCGAACTGCAGCACGAGGTGGCGCTCCAAGCCGCGGCATACTGTGCCCGACGATTCCAAGGCAAGAGGGTCGACCTGGTGGTGTCACCACAATCGAGCAGTCGGTTCGCCAACATCTTTGGGTCGCTGTTGGCCGACATGTTGAGGGCAGAACACGTGCCCGAGGGCGTGGTGAAGTCCCAACATAACATCTATCTCGACATGCCGGACCACGTCAAGGACACCAAGACGGGCAGGGACGCGCAACAAGACGTTGAGGACTGGAAAGAAAAGCTGAGCCGGGGAAAGGTCCCGAGCCTGCGCTCCTCCTTCAAGCCCAGCATGCGGCAGCACCTCCGGGGTTTCATGGCAGCGAGCGACAACCTGTCGCCCCACGTCGGCGAGGGCAAGCGGGTCCTGATCGTGGACGACATCGTGACGACCGGCAGCACTCAGGCCGACTCAGCCCGGGCCCTGACGGACCTGGGCTTCGAGGTGGTGGGCATGGTCGCGGCGGTCAAGGAACAGTCGGGTCGTTAGAGCACGCGTTTCGCGCTAGCACACGTTCCGCACATGGCACGCGTTACGAGCGGCGTGGGGCACCCAGATCATCGAGGATCAGAGGACACGCGTTAGGCGTAGTGCTACAGCACGCACGCTGCACACGAGCGCGGCCAAAATCCCATGCACATAGAAACGCGTAGGCAAGAGACGCCCAGACACGGGTAGCTCGAACTCGGGCTAGACAGGCGAGCAGACAGGTAACGCGTTCCCAATCCCCAGCAACTTCTTCTGCTGGGCGCGCTTGCGCGCCTCCGCGGGCACGCCTGTACGACACGTCCGCGCGCCTTGGCCCCACCGACGCCAGAGGGTACTTGTCAATACGGGTGCCCGACAGCGTTCCATACTGATCATACCACACGCTGCCACTTCTTACCACTCCCTGCAAGGCGGGTCCATACGGGCGCTCATGGAATGGAGGGACGGGAGGAGTAGCTCATACTAGAGGAGAGAGGCTCCTCAGTTCCTCGCGATCTCACGCAGCACGGGTGTGCTCTGCAGGGCCGCAGATCAGCCGCAGATCGCGCGTTCCGCTGCCCCGCTGGGTCCGCTGTCCCTGTACCGCTGGCCGGCGCCAATCTTGTCCGTGCGCACCGTGCAGATCAGCATCAGATCCGAAGCAGATCGACCACAGATCCCGTCCCCACAGATCGGGACCCGCCCCTTGTACACGGACGCGGTGAGGAATACGATCTGAGTGGGACTACTTTTGCCAGAGGGAAACGCCGGGTTCGGACCTCGACTGACCACACGTGACGACGTCTGATCAGAAGCGATCTGCACCCGCGACGGACGCCCGCTCGCAAAACGCGACCCGCAGG